TATTACTAAAACCAGTTCCATTATGGCAAAATTTACCGGTCATAACAGAACCAGTTAATCCTTTTAGATTATCAATGTTTCCAAAAGCAGAATTACGTTGAAGCACGTCCATTGCTTGTTCAAAACCGACTTCGCTCAATATACTTCCGCCTGCTTTATTTACACCGATAAAAGATACGGGTAGCAGCCGGCCTAAAGTAGTTTGATAATCAATTAATAATTCTATATTAACAGGATTTCCGCCAGAAGTTATTTCTGATTCATTGTATTTACTAATTAAGTAAAAACGAGCTGCTTCAATACCAAGAGTATTATAAACATTATTGACATTATCTGGATAAGTAAAAGGCGTATCCAATACTTTGTTATTCATTAATTCGCCTATAATATTTTTTCCTTCAATGGTGATATAATAATAATAAGCAGTTCTATAAACATTGGGTATCGTTGGTAAATCAATACTATTATTTGTTATATCATTAAAAATAGTTTTTATTTTTACGGCTAAATCTTTGATAGCGAACTCTAAATGATTTTCTATTAATTTTATTGGCCCTATACCATCTACCTTTTTATCATTTTTTTCATCATAAAGTATTCCTTCTTTCATGCTATAAAGATTTTTAATTTTATTGTTATCTTTTTCATCATAATAGTAGACTTCTAATTTTTGAGGTAACAAAACTATTAATGTTCTTTGTTTAATATCACTATCTATAATTTTAATATCGACGCTTTCAAAAAGATTAATATATTGTTCTGATTTAATACCTTTTGTGAGAAGAGCTTTTTTATCTAAATTAATACGCCATAATCTACCAGCATCATCTAATTTTAAATTATAAGGTTTTTTGGAATATTTTTCTAAAGAAACACTATCCAATACTGGTTCTTCGCGATAAGTAGTATTTAAATTAGTAGGGTCGGATATACTAATGTAATCTATATCTTTGATACCTTTGACAAACATTTCTTTAAATCTTCCAGGTAACCAAGTAGAAAGAAACATATTATTTAAATCTTCTATATTACCAGACAAAGGTAAGTTACTATCTTTTTTAGTCAAACTGAATTTAATAAATTCTGGGTCTACATGGATATCTATGATTCCTTTATATGTAGAGGAAGCAATACATTTTATAGCTTGTCTTAATTCGGTAGTTTTACTATTTTTTTCTATTGCTCTGACCACATCATTTATAAAAATATTGTATTTATAACATTCTTTCAAATTAAGTTGAATGCGTAAAAATTTTTTACCTTTATAGATAAAATTAGTATTCATCACTTTAAGATAATTTTCGTACATAATATTATCTTCAGGAGTAAGCGAGGATAGTATTTGTTCGCTCACAATAACATCTTTAACAGAAACACCTTTGAGAGAATTGGTTAAAATTACCATTTCTTCGTAAGTAATATTTTTATCTTTAAAGTGAGCAACGGTAATATCTTTTGAAGGTTTACTAACAGCAAATAAAGACTCTAAATACTTTAATGTACCTGCTTGTTTATTACTAGACCCAGAACTATGAAAAGTATTCAAAGTGGCTTGTGTAAGGGGCTGAGATATAGACATAGCGCTATTAGCGCCAACACTTTCACCGTAAGGACATAATGAAGTAAGATATTGTTTTTTGATATACTGCTTTATCTTATCTAAAGTATCATCTTTTACAGAGAATTTATTCTGTTTTAATTTATAACTTAAAATCTCTTTAAGTTGTCTTAAATTATCTTCAGCTATTAATTTTATAGGACTAGGAAGTGGCTTAATCACACTAAGAACTTCTTCAATTTCTTTATCTGTAAGACATCTTGGGGTGTCTTTTTTCTTTAAATATTCGCCTATTTTCTTTTTGAAAATATTTAAGTCATCCTTTGTAGTCTTATGAGAAAAATATGTATTTTTAAGAATACGATAAACTTCTAAACGATTTTCTTTTGGCAGAACATCTACGATGTCTTTAATTTCTTTATAGCTAAGAATTATACCGTCTGTCATTTTATTCTATTGCTTAATAATTATTTTTTCAATTGCTAATAAAATGAAAAATATTATTCTTAGTTACGGAAAGGAAGAAAAAAAGGAGAGCTGGATGAACTATTTTGATGAATATTATTTTATTCAACATGATAAACAGGAGATTACCAATAGAGAAATTAAAAAATTTTTAAAAGATGAATTATTAGCAGTTAACGGAGAAGACAATTTCTTTATTATCTATAACGAACTATTAATAGATAAATATTATTTTGAAGAAACCGTAGATTACATTACTAATGATATATTAAAAGATAAATTTTGTTATCTATTTAATTATATGCAAGTATGTAGTAAATTAAATAAAACTGATAAATTAAGAAAATATGATTTTTATGCTACTGATCAAGCTACCGAATTTTACGCAGTAGCTGCTAAATTTAAATTATGGTATAATTTATTATTAGATAAAGATTTTGCTGTACCCCTATACTTAAAAATACAAGAAAAATTAAAAGATAAAGTAGTATATGCATGGCCTAATATATTCCAGTTTGGGATGAATAATGTAAAAGATAACTTTCTATTGGCCAGTCCTTGCAGAGAGAACTTCAATCCTATACCTTTAAAACCTTATAATAATAGAGTAGCTAAAATTATTTTTATTTTAACTATAAGTTTAATATTTGTTTTCTTTTATTTCTTTTGGAGAAAGATACCTAAAAATCGTTATTTTCAAGTTAAAACATTTTACGAAAGAAAATAAGAGATTTTTCATTTAAATCTAATTCATAATCGAGTATTGATTTTAATTGTTGGTAAATTTTAAGATTAATTTTATCCATTAAATAACAACCATATTCATAATTACAAATACCTTTTAAATACATATTAGCAATTTCTTTTAAATTATTCTTTAGAAAAGGGTCTTCCTCTATTTCTTCTTCATTCTTTTTATTTAAAAAATCACTCAATAACATGGTCTGAAAATTAGATATTTTTGTATCTACTTCTGATTGTTTTTTATTAACAAAGCCGATACTTTGATATATACTTTTTTTCCCGGCTAATAAATTAATTATTTCTTCATATAACATGGTACCGGAATCATCACAAACACAAGGAACTTGTTGGTCTGCTTTGTAATTAATTTTCTTTACTCCTAAACATTTGGCTAAATAAAGAAATAATCCCATAAAATTATTTATCTTTTGAAACTTTTTGTCACCCTGTGTATATTGGTCGCTAAAATTTTCTAATTCTTTACCTAAGTTTATTTCTATATTAGCTTGTAATTTTTTATCGATAACTAATTTAATATAATAATCTTCATCACCCATAGATAAGATATAATTTTTATCTTTCTTTTCTAATTTCATTATCTTGGCTTGATAATCTCTCTTATTTAATATTAAGTAAAAATCCATTCCTATATTTTCAACATCAAGGTGAAAATTTTCTCGAGGCAAACAATTAAATAATTTTTTGTAAAATTTATCTAATCTAGTATTAATATTTTTTATTTCTGAAAATTCACGGAAAGTGGAAAGATATACTATAAAACAAGTTTTTTTAAATTCTTTTAAATATTCAGGAATAGTAAGAAAATCATTGACTATTTTATCACTTACCAAATATTCTATATATGCATCTCTTTCAACAGGCATATTAACAAATTCTTTTATTAATCTTATAGCTACTCTAGCAGCTATAATACTTTTAAAATTTCTTTCATTGTAGAATACCAGATAACCTAAAATTTCTTTATTTCTAATTTCATTATTATAAGTATAAGTGTAAAATTTTTCGAAGCTAGTATTATTAGTATTTTTCTTTTCTATTACTGCTATTTTTTCTGGTTCTCTTGTCAAACAAAATAACTCTATCCCTTTCGGAGGCTGCCATATATGTTCCTCATAAAATATTGCTTTCTTATTATTGTCTAGTTCAAAATTACAACAAAGCTTATAAAAATCAAAAACTTGAGCTGTAGTTTGATCTTTATATTTAAAATAATTTTTCCAATCTTTTGCTAAATCTTCTGCTTCCTTCTTTTTATAAGGGCCTTCTACTATTTCTCTAAAAAATCCCCCTTTATTTACTATTTTTTTAACCCAATAACCTCCTTCTTTAAATAATGTAAAAGCATTTAATGTATCCTCAAAAGAGGTTAAACCTTTTTCTAAATAAGGTTCATAATCCATTTTATTTAGTTATTTTTTTGCGTTAATGTTCTATTTTTCGTGAGTCTTTCCTTGTATACTACTAATAATATTGCAATAATTAAACTAAATATTGCAGAGCCCAAAGTTGTTAAAGGTCCTTGAAGTCCTGGGAAAGGATCATCTAAAAATGCAATAATAGCCAAAATACCAAAAAGGAAAAATAATAAAACAAATAAAAAGATATATACCCTTATAAATTTATCAGGATTTTTGCGATAGATAAGACTAAATATTAAGAAAGATAAAGTTACTAGCACTCCAACCCCTACGCATATAAAGTGATAAATAGCAATATCTAAATTAAAAAAGTAACTAAATGAATTGATTGCTGCGAAAGTTGCAATGTATGCTAAAAACAAGGTTACTAAAATTGTTATTAAAATTTTCATATTTTAATAACAAAAATAATTTTTTAATTATCTAAATATTTATCTAATGTTAGTTGAAAATTATCTCTTTCTTTATCTTCACTGACAAAAGTAAATAAAACATATTTATTCATATTTTTATCAAACCCTATTATTTGGTAAAAATCGTCTCTTTTTAATCCTTTTGGTCTAGTGATAGTTATATCATTAATATCAGGATTAAAATTCTTGGCTTTAGCCAAAGCCATAGCGTATTTTTCTTCGTCCAGATTATCCCTCACTTTCTTTATTTTGATACGGTCTCTCCATTTTTCATCCACTCCTTTTTTAAGTAAAAAGTTTCTGGCCGCTAGCCAAGACTTGCCTTCCGAAGGTCTCCTTGTGGCTTCAGTAGCTTCACCTATAATAGTACCTGGTTTTATCTTGATACCATACCGAGCAAATGTTTTAGAACCAAATTCATTCATAATAATTTGAGTTTTTGTTTTACTATCAGCAGTAACTATGGATTTCATAATTACTCCTTTATCTGTTTTCTTCACGCCGTGAATACTTAAAGGAACAGTTATATTTTCTCTATTTAGAATTTTATTACCATTTTCTACAATCTCTTCCCATACTTCGTGGGGTATTTCCTTTCTATTAGGGTTTTTCATTTGATAAGTTTTTTCTTGCGGAGGAGTAAAAAACTTTATTTGTTCTACCAATTGCTCTACAAAGTTACGAGTGGGGCCTATCAATTCTTTGCTAAAATCATAATCATCAAACATTTGTTTATATAAATGATAAATTATATTAGTTGATTGTCCGATAGTAGCACTCTTTTTATTCAAAATAGTATCCAATGCTCCTGTGAAAGATTCGAATAAATCTTCACCTGTTTCCAAATTATTTCTCAATTGAGAAGGCATAAATGCCCAATCCAGCAGTTTCATAGTTTTGCCAATATAGCCCTGGCTTTCTTTCTTTAAAACTTCCTGTTTAATATTAGTAAGGTCTTGCTGGTCAGCTCCTGGATAACGGTCAGTATAATAGATAAATAGAGTATAAGCTTGTACATTATCACCTATAGTTTCTAAAGTTTCATAATTCCTGGAACGGTCGGGGTCGATTAACTCGTGAGTAAAAGCAGGTATCCATGTTTCATTGATAGTTCTTTTGTTTAGCAAATATACCAACATGCTCTCTTTGCCTTTGGGAAGAATTCTTAATATAAGTTCCTTGAGATAAGAGTAAAATTCTTGTAAAAATAATTTGGAATGTCTATCGGGTGTCATAGTTGGCGTAGGCAGATTATCAAAAATAGATAAATTAAATTCATTTGGTTTTCTGGTAGTTATTGCTGATTCTTTAGCAGGTTCTAATTCTATGTTAATCTCTTCACCATAATCTTTATCTAATATAGCAACAGAACTAATATCTGAAAAATTACTAATACGGAAAGAATTAAAATTTTTAATATTATTATTCAGATAAAGATAGACATTGTTTTTAAGTGATTTTAATCGCCATTCTTTTGACTCTTTCATATCGCTGTCAGAAATAACAAACATGATAGGGAAAAAATTACTAAACATAGCCATGGTGTCTTCGAAATTACTTTCGCTTATTTTCCAACGATTAAAAATAACTACAGCATTGTTAAATCTATGCGACATTATGTTAATATTAGCTTCCCACTCTTCGGGGCTAATAGAACGTTTTTCTCCTTCAAAATCATAATCTATTTTACCTACATTAACTATCTCCTTTAATTTATTTTTAAATTCAGAAACAAAATCAGAAAGTAGATAATTATTTTCAGGATAAATATCTAGCAAAGAAAAATCATTTATTTTTAAACTTGCTAATATTTTTTTCAAATTACTAGCGATGACATCATAATTCTCTTTGTTCTCCATTTTTTTATTTTTTAGTATAGATAAAATTTCATTTTTTATTTTTCTCCATAGGCAAAGTGACAGCATAATAAAAAGTATATATGAACACAATGACAAATACTAAACTTACTAAAATAATAACTTGACCTTCGTTGAGCATTTTATATATTTAGATTATATAAAATGTTTTTAATTATTCACACATAATACATACTTCGTCAGTACAAATAACTTTATTTTTATTTTCTTTTAATTGTTTGTGATATTCTTGAATAGAAATATCTACCGTAAATCTATCTGTTTGAGAAGCAGGATTAGCGCGTAAATAATACATACCTGTTTTTAAACCTAAAGTATTGGAATAAGAATGAACTGCTTTCATCTTTTTAACATCTGGTTCAGGTAAATAAATATTAAAAGATTGAGATTGACAAATATATATACCACGTTGTCTAGCCATTTGCATAGTGTCCTTTTGAGATATTTCATACATACCACGATGCACTTTCTTAAGATGTTGTATTTCCTCTAATTTGGAAGCTTTAATTTTACCATTACGATAAAAATCAGGTGAAAAGAAAGAAGGATTATCTGATACGAAATGGTCTATTTTTGCAATAGAACCGTTAGTCATCATAATAAAATCAATCATTTCTTTATTCCATAGATATGACTTTTGCATAGCTTTTACAAAAGGTTCGGAAAAAGCCGTAAAATTACCATGTACTAATTTGCGAGAATAAATTAGTGTTTGATGAGCTTCGGTTGTTTCTGCATTACGCAATAATTGCGCTGAACTAGCAGTTGGCATCAATGCTATTAACATAGCATTCCTAACTCCGGTAATTTTAATTTTTTCTCTAAGAATTTCCCAATTATCTTTAGTATTATCCATGCCCCATTCTTCGGGCTTTACGGGTTTGTTATCAGCTTCTTTATTGATTTTTTCATTCCAGCGATTGATAGACTTAAGATAATCGGTTTCTTGTTGCCATAAATCAAACTGAAAAAAGCCATTGGATAAAGGAGAACCTTTAACTTTTTGCCATTTACCATCAATAAAAAGTTCACTAGTTCCAGTACGGAAATTACTATATTCTCCGTATTTTGAAGCCAATGAGCAAGACTCGCAAAGAGCATGGTAATACATACATGCGAAAATCATTTTATTAATTTTAAATGCTTCTGGACTATCATAAGCTATGTCTAATAATGAAAAAACTTCGGCTAAACCAGAAACTCCGATACCAATAGGGCGATTTTGGAAATTAGGCGCGCTTATTTTTCCCCTTTTAATAACTTTGCCATCGCTATCTCTAACATCTAGAGGATAATAATTATAATCAATGACTTTGTTGATATTTCTAGTAAGAGCACGAGTAGCATAACCTAGTCTTTCAAAATCATAATGGTCAATAATATTGTCCAGAGTTATTGTTTGTTCGCTTGTTTTAACAAAGGCCTTTAAATTAACATGACCTAAATTACAACTGGCGATAGCATCGGGTGTAGCGGGTTCGGTTATTTCAAGACATAAATTGAGGCCTTCGGTAGTACCGATATTACACATATTATTTTTCTCATTAACAGGATCACGATAGACGATATAAGGCATAGAACTCTTGACATTCATATCGCATAATTTAGTATAAACATCGCGGGCTTTCATAATTTTGTAATCAATCAAATGTTTTCTCATTTTAATTCTTTCTACGGTCTTTTTGTGATAAGCCAGAATAGTCTGACGGTCAGCTTGATTACCGTTAACTAATATTTCCATAGATTTGATTTCATTATCTAGTTTTTCAAAAGCTATTTTCTTCTCAATAGCTTCTTTTTCTATCTTTTCATAGACTTCCTCGAAAACATGACCATGGGTACCAATTAAAGTTTGGTCTCCCGAAACAGCTTTGGCTGGACAGAAGAACGTCCAGTCCTTGTCTTCTTTAACTCGTTGCATAAAGAGTCTTGACAAATAAGCACAAATATTAGCTTGTTTAAAACGGATACCATTGTGTGTATAATTATCCCTGGTCTGAATAAAATCCATAAAATCAATATGCCAATCTATCAGAGTAATTGTCATAGCTCCGTTACGTTTTCCTCCTTGATTAACACAACTAATAGTAGCATCATAAATTTTACCAAAAGGTAAAACACCGCTGGATTTACCAGTATTGCTAATATTGGAATGACGAATAGAATTCATAGACAATCCAATACCACCTTGTAATTTACTAATTAATCCTACATCACCTGCTCCGGTGTAGAGAAGGCTTTCCAGATTATCTCCTAAAGAAAGAAGAAAGCAACTTGCCATTTGATTTTTCCGAGTACCAGCATTAAACATGGTAGGAGAGGCGTGTACGTAATCTTGATTAATTAAATCATTATAACACTTAACTACTTCGTCCCAGCCTTCTTCGTGATAAAATTGGACAGCTTGACGTAAAAACATTTGACATGGTGTCTCGATGGGATTTTCTTCGTGAGAAATTTTCAATAGATAATTAACACAAGAAGACGCAGAGAGAATATTATACTTTTCAAAATTTTGATAATAAGTTTTTTCTAACAATTGGTCAATCTTATCTTTATGTTCATTCATAAATATTTTTATATTTGGACTAATAATGCCGTCTAAAATAGTTAAATATTCATCTACATCCTTGGGACAATTTTTAATATTAACGTACATAAAAAGCCGTCCAGCCAACAAATAAGTATCGGGATGTTTTAACGTAGGTAAAGAAAGAGAAAAAACTTTAAGTTCATTATTATTCCTGGTTATATTAACACTTTCTATAATATTTTCTGGTAATTCTAAATCTTCAGTAAATTTTTTTATCAGACTGGACATTTTTTTATTCTATACTTTTTAATTTTTTTTATCATTTTTGATTTTTGTATTTAAAAAAAATATTTTAAAATATGACTAAACCTTCAAAAGATAGTTTAGTGAAAGATTACAAACATTTTATTAATTTTCGTTTATCAATACTAATAATTGTACTAATAGTAACTATTGTTGCTATTGTTTATTGGATAATATTAACCCGTAAGAAAAGAAAAGCCAAACCAATAATAAATAATTATAGTGAAACTCCAGGAGGAGGATTAAAAGGACCTTTATTGACTTTTAATGAAACAGATGAAAGTCAATCAGGGACAGGTTATGCATTGGCAGGAGTTAACGAACCGTGTGACTTCCAAACAGAAAATTCAGGATTACCTAATTTGCCTAATTCTTTCAAAGTCCAAGGGTGCAAGAGTGGCTACACTTGCGTAACAGGAGTGAGAGAAGGAAAAGTTTGTAAAGCGGATATAGGTTCGCCTTGTCAAGTAAGAACAGATTGCGCCCCTCCTGCAAATGGTAGTGCATATTCCGTTAATTGTATTAATAATATTTGTAGTGCTGACAACGACACCCTTAATCAAAGTTGCATCAGTGATTTTGATTGTAAACAATTACCAAGTAGGTACAGGAATAATTATATCTATAATCATGTTTGTCAAAAAAATGCCGGTCAGAACAAAGGATTATGTAAAGTGAATTATTACCCGTTCGACACTGGTTGCCAAAGTGATACCATGTGTGTCGGAGAGAATAGCAAATGCATTACTGGTAAAAAAGGAGCTTTTGAGATTTCTATTGATAGCGAAGGTTCTTTTGTTTTTACAAATACCAATATTAACTGGGGGGATATTAATGGTTCTGTAGCTACTATAAATTCTGCTTATTATTTGATAAATAACTGGGATATTGTTAATAAAAAAGGTACTTTAACTCCTACTTTGACAAGCGGTAATAATTTAACTATTGGTAAAAAATATAAAATTTCCTTAGGTAATGAACAAGAGGGTATATGTATCGTAGAAATACCTGAAGGAGGACCTGCTAATTTAGAATTAGGAGGGGTAAGTATCCCTTGTGAAGAAGGACTGAAGAATATATCTAATTTTTGTCTTTCTGAGGAAAATCCTAGGATTGGACAAGTATGTATCAATAGTACTGAAAGAAATTTAATATGCAGAGAAGATGTTACTCGATATAGTTCTGATAGAAATAATAGCATCACAGCGAAACCAGCTTGTCTCTATGATGACGCTACTGAACAGGCTATACTCACTAATTATAATTATGGTATAGACAGTGAAGCTTTTGAAATATACAAAATAGGCAAATGTGCCGTGGAAAATGCTGAAAAAGGCGATGTTTGCGACAGTACATTTGCTGGATGTATACCCCCCTTTGTTTGTTTGAAAGAAATAAATCAAAATGGCGACCCGGTTAGTTTTTGCAATACTCCCTATCAGGCTCAAATATGCACCAACGAACAATGTCCTGATGGTAGAGAATGTGCCGGGGAAAATAAAGAAGGAATACCTATATGCAAATCTAAAAAGGGTTTTATGGGCTTAATTGATAGCGATTGCATCTCTAAAAGTTTAGGTAGCAATGCATTGCAAATATTTGATCCAGATACTGGTAAATTATATAAAGATGCTAAAAAAATATCTATAGGTACCGCTAATATTAGACTAAGTTCGCCTGGTTTGTGTAACCAAATTTATCCCGGAACTTCCAGTTTGGCTTTACCTAATCCTATTTTATTTTGGCTAGAAGATGGCGCGCCAAACACTATCTTTATGAGAAGACTGAAAGATACAAAAAATGAATTCATGCATGTATACTTACCAGAAAATCATAAGGTAAAAGATGTTGTGATAGACGAGGATGAAAATATTATTTTACTTTATAAGATTCCAGTTACGGATACCATGAGAGAAAGGATTATGCCTATTCAAAATGTTATTGATTCTAAATATATTGTGCTGCCGGAAAATAACGGTATTGTCAGCGGTACGTCTGTTTTTTATCTAAACACCAGAGGGCTTTTTGATCCTCTTGTCAATAGCAGAGAAATATATCAAATGACAACTGTTAACGGAACTAGTTTTTCATTATTTAGACAAAACGGTCAAGAAGTTAGTATCTCTCGAGATAGTTCGCCTAGCATAGATTATATTATAACTTATGATAATAGATATAGTATTTCTAATAATTCAGAAAATACTACCTGGTTATTATCACCTAATTATAGTCACAATACTGGAACTATTCATGAATCTCAAATTAAAAATGGGGACGAACTAACTTATACTGGCACCGGTACTTCTTTCCAACTTTCTTTGCCTACAATAGGTTCTCAAGGTAAAAGAACAATATCAGCCGGCATTAGCAACGGTTTTAAATATTATCCCACTGTATTAGGAACTGCTTTGGAAGGAACTACTGGAAATTACAACGCTGATTCTCGCCTTTTTATTTCTGGTATAATTCCTAGTAAATCTTTGAGTTATGCCTTGGGCGATGAATACTATCATTCTGTTGGAGGTTATCCTATTATAGAAAATAAAAAAGTATTCCATCAAAAGATTATAGGGGCTGATAATAGTAATTATTTTACACTCAACGGTACTTCTTTTTATACTTACGGCGTCACTGTTATACCTTTTGAAGATAAGGCTATTTGCAATGTTACTTCTCCTACCTATATTTTGAATGACGCGGCATCACTGAATACCATTAACGGTATTAACAGAGGAATTACTTATTTATACAACGATAATAATGATGATATTAAAATTAGTACCAAGAAACTAAATAATCAAAATTACTTAATTTTAAATAAAGGTATAGAATATGCTTTAGATAATGGAACTAGTACTAAATATGTTAATCATTTATTAGAATATAAATATGATATCACACTAAATGAAGGCAGCCTAGCTGATAATACTTTTAATGAAAATTTCCAATACTCTAATCAATATATTGCCAATAATAAATTAACCAGTGATAACAATGATATTAAATATCATCAAGCTATCTTTTATTTCACATTAGACAAAACTGTTGCTCAGGATATTAGTAAAGGGTTTTATTATTCTAATATTGAAAAAATGGAAAATAATATAGATAATGTAACACTTAATAAAGATAATAGTTTATTTTATACATTAACACATAATGAAGCTTTAAATAATAACGTTGAAAATACTGTAGCCATTAATAGTAAATATGAAAAAGTGGATATAAGCGATGATAATTATACACCAGCTATAGAATATAATAAATTTAATAATTTTGAAGATGTAAAACCTTTACCTTTTTCTAATATTACCGAACTGGGTACTAGTGCTTATAAGAATGGAGATAATTATTATATTATCAATAATTCATATATTTATATTCATAATCAACAAGATATTGATAATATTTTAAATTTCTCTTCTAGTGATTTAGTGCTAACTAAACAAGGTGTTCTTAAAGCAACTCCTCCAGCGTTTAAAAATTTTGGTTATACTCAAGCAACATTAAATTTAATCAATATAGAAGAATACAATGTTACTTTAGATTCAGAATATATGAAAATAAAAGTACATGTACCTATTTCTGACG